GAGCGTTACCGGAATTTCGCCGCGCATCATCCTTGCGCCGGGCTGGACCCATCAGCGAACCGGCGGAAATGCGAATACCGTTGTCGCCTCGCTTCTCGGCGTCGCCAACACCTTGCGCGCGGTTGTGATCGCGGACGGTCCGAATACGACCGACGCCGATGCAATCACCTACTCGAATGACTGGGGTTCGGCGCGTATCTTCATCGTCGATCCTTGGGTGAAGGCAAACGACAGCCAAACCGGCGAAGTCGTCGCGCAACCGGCCAGCAGCGCCGTCGCCGGTCTGATCGCAAAGGTCGATACCGAGAGCGGGTTCTGGCATTCGCCGTCCAACCACGACATCGCCGGAATTGTCGGCACCGGCCGCGGCGTGGAGTTCACGCTTGGCGATGCAGCAAGCCGCGCCAACCTTCTCAATGCCGAGAACGTGGCGACGATCATCCGTCAGGAAGGCTATCGGTTGTGGGGAAATCGAACGGTCAGCCTTGATCCGCAATTCGCTTTCCTGGCTGTGCGCCGAACCGCGGACATCATTCAGGATAGCGTTATGCGGGCGCACCTCTGGGCCGTGGACCGCCCGATCACCCGCAATTATGTCGAAAGCCTCGTGGAGAGCGTCAACGCCTATCTCCGGACGCTGCAAAGCCTTGGGGCGATCTTGGGCGGGAAGTGTTGGGCCGACCCCGACCTCAATACCGCGGCGACACTTTCGCAGGGTGTCATCTATCTCAACTTCGACTTCACCCCGGTTTATCCGGCGGAGCACATCGTCTTCCGGTCGAAGATCACCAACGATTATCTCACCGAGCTTTTCGCGGACGCGGCCTAATCGCCGCTGCATCCCGCGCGTAGGAGGAACGGAAAATGGCGCTGCCCAAAGTTCTGGCAAACTTCAATCTCATCGTTGACGGCCAAGGCTTTCTTGGTGAAGTCACGGAACTTACTCCGGCGACCCTTGCGGTGACGACCGAAGAATATCGGGGCGGCGGCTTGGACAGCCCGGTTCCGTATGATGTCGGCCTTGAGCCGATTGAGGTCAGCTTTTCGATGGCGTCCTACAACGTCGAGCTTCTGAAGCTGTTCGGATTGGCGGACGGCAACGCCGTTCAGGTGACGTTCAAAGGAGGGCTTCGCGGCCAAGGGCAGGATGCCGCGGCGATTTCGAGCGTAACCATCAACGCCCGCGGGATGATGCGCGAACTTGCGCCGGAGGCGTGGCAGGCCGGACAGCGTGCGCCGGTCGGCTACACCATCCGCTGCCGCTATTACCGGGTCAGCATCGACGGCGAAGATGTCATTGAAATCGACGTCGACAACATGAAGCGGATCATCGGCGGCGTGGATCAGCTTGCCGCCATCCGTCAGGCCATCGGAGCTTAATCCGTGCAGACCATCGAACTCCTGGCACCCATCACCGTCGGCGGCGCCACGCTGACGGCGATCAATCTCCGCCGTCCGAAGGCGAAAGACTTCAAGCGTTGGGAGAAGCTGAAGCTCGCGGATGTCGAGCGGACGCTTCGCATCATCTGCGATCTTGCTGAAATCACGCCGGAGCAGGCGGACGATCTGGATGGAGCCGACTTGAAAAAAGTCGGGGAAGTCATCGAGGGTTTTCTTTCGGGCGGACAGTAGGCACCGCTGCGCTCAACGCCATGATGGCGGACATCGCGGTGGTCTTTCACTGGCCGCCCGCCGTGATGGATGAAATGGAAATCGACGAATTGACGGAATGGCACGGTCTCGCTGTTGAGCGGGCCAAGGCCATGCTCGGTGGAGGACGCTGATGACGACGGGCGTTGCCGCGGGCGTTGATGTCGTCATCACGGCTATCGACAAAATTTCGGCCCCTATCCGCAAGATCAATCAGAAGCTGGCGGCGATGGCGGTTCCGGCGCGCAAGCTCAACGCCGCGCTGGCGCAACTCGGCACCGAACTTCGCATGGATCGGCTGGCGGAAAGCGTCGGCAATGTCGGCGTCAAGCTGGCGGATGTCGCGCACGGCGCGACGCAGAGTGCAAAGCGGATCAGCTATCTTGCAACGGCGGGCGTCGGTGCCATCGGCGGGCTGTTCGCGCTTGCCGTTACGACGGCGAAGACCGGCGAAGCCGCGCTGGTAACGGCGCAGAAGATCGGCCTCAGCGTTCAGGCGTTTCAACGGCTGAACTACGCCGCCGGAATTTCCAACGTCGAAACCGAAGCCTTCTCCGCCGGTATGCGTGCGCTATCTCGCAACATGGCGGAAGCCGCCAAGGGCGGGAAGGAAGCCGCTCAGGGCTTCATCTTCGCCGGTATCCGGATCAAGGACGCCGCGGGTAAGCTCAAAGGCGGCGATCAGGTTCTGCTCGACATCGCGGATCGGTTTGCCGCCATGCCGGACGGGGTGACGAAAACCGCGCTGGCGATGAAGCTGTTCGGCAAGAGCGGTGCAGACCTCATCCCGCTGCTTAATCTCGGCAGTAGAGGCGTCCGGCAGTTGATGCAGGAAGCCGACCGCCTGGGTGTCGTTATGACCGACGCGCAAGCCGCGATGGCCGATGACTTCGCCGACAATGTTGATCGTCTCAAGATCGGCTTTCTGGCGCTGAAAGACGTCATCGGTGTCGCGGTGATGCCAGCATTCAACGACCTCGTCGTCTCCCTTCGGGAGTGGATCGTTGCCAACCGCGCGCTTGTCGCCACAAGGGTTCAGGAGTTCGCCGTCTCCTTCGGCAACGCCGTTCGCGCGCTCTTGGACCCGACCAGCGAAGCCCGGCGGCAGATCGCGGCGGTATGGGAGCAGATCACCCGCGCCGGGGATGCATTCGCCCGCGCTTCACAGATCGTCGGCGGCCCGCTGAACGCCGCGATGCTGCTCATTGCGGCGTGGACCCTAGCGCCGCTGGTTACGTCCGCCGTCGCGCTGACCTCCGCGTTCGTCTCGCTTCTTCCCGCCGTCGTCGCCGTTGCCTCCCGACTAGCGATCATGGCATGGCCCGCCATCGCCGCGGGCGTGATGGCCGTTGTCGGTGCCGTCGGCTCATTCACAACCGCGTTGCTCGCCGGATACGGCCCGCTCGCCGCTTTCAACCTCATGCTGGCGGCGAACCCCATCGGCGCGGTGCTCATCGGCCTAACCGCGCTCGCCGGTGCGGCGCTGCTGATCTACAAAAACTGGGGGCCGATCAAGGAATGGTTCATCGGTCTCTGGGGTGCGATTGTCGAAGACTTCCACCGCCGGGTTGAGGTCATCAAGAAATTGATCGGCTTGGTGGCGGACGGGGTGAAGTGGGTTCTTTCACTCGGCACCGGCAAGGCGATAGCGGCCCCGCCCGTACCGGCCTCGCCAACCCCGCGCCAAGCCGCGCCTATAGCGCCGGTCGCCCTGCCCCCGCCTTCCGCACCCCGAACGCCTTTGGCTGCGCCAGCGCCCGTCGTATCGCGTTTATTTCAAGGTGCCGTGCCGCTGTCTCTACCGGGACAGGCCGCCGCCCCGGCCGCGGCTCCGCCTGCCCAGGTGGTTTCGACGACGGCCGCCCCTGCCCAGGTCGTAGCCGGGCAGAAGACCACCATTGCGCCGGTCAACGTCTCGGCACCGATCACGATCACGGTGCCCGCCGGGGTCGATCACGTCGCGCTTGCCAGAGAGGTTGAACGCGCGGTGCAGCGTGCTATCGACCGGGCGGAGCAGGACCGGCGAAGCGCACTGCACGACTGAGCGCATGGCGTTAAGCCCGCCCGGCGAAGTGCAGTTGCAATTCGGATGAAGGTCACCGCCGATGCGTGATGTCATGCTTTCCCTTGGCCGCTTCCGGTTCTCCATCGCGACGGCGGCTTACGACACCCTGACCCGCTCCGTGGAGTACCGCTGGCAGCCGGTTGACCGGATCGGCCGCGCCCCGGCGATGCAGTTTCTCGGACAGGGAGCCGACACCATCGACCTCGACGGCACCATCATTCCGCAAAGCGGTGCCGGGCTGGATCAGGTCGAGGCGATGCGTCGTGAGGCTGATTTAGGGACGCCCCTGACTTTGACGGCCGGGACCGGCGCGGCGCTCGGTCGATGGGTGATCCTCAACGTCACCGAAACCGGCTCCCGCTTCATGTCGCGTGGCGAGGCCAGGAAGCAGACCTTCGCGCTTCGGCTGCAAGCCTACGGCGAAGATGATGATAGCGCGCGCGGCGGTGGCGGTTCATCGCTTCGCAGCGGTGTCGGCAATCTGTTCGGCGCATCCACCGGCGATGAGCTTTTGCCTGATCCGCTCGGCAGCGTCGTTCTCGACGCACTGCTCAGCGGCGGGTCGCTGTCATCGCTTTCCAATCCCGGCAGAGGTCTCGCCGGAACGCTCGGAAAGGCGATGCGGGGTTTTGCCGGAACGCCCGCACCCTCGCTCGGAACCGCGCTGCGTCAACCGACGGCGGCGCAGACCGTGGAGCTTGCAAA